TGACGGCAGAAACGAAAGACACGCTCATGGGCATTATGGAGCGGTGGGGATTTCCCACTTTGGTCGCAGTGGGCCTGGCGTTCTTCATCCGCCAAGACCTGCTGATGCCGCTGCTCGAGGAGCACCGCTTGACGCTGAAGGAGGTCAGGGAGACGCAGCGGGAGATCGCCGACGCCGTCAACGAGCAGACGCGCTTGCTCATTGCGATACAGTCGGGCAAGCCGGTGCACGGACTGAGGACGGTTGACGTTAAAGAGCTTGAAGACGGCCAGAACTGAGGGCAACGCACATGGCGATGAACAACCGGACTTTGAGACCCAGGGCCAGCGGATTTAATCCCAAGTCGCTTTCCGGGTTTGCCTACTGGCTAGACGCCTCGCAGTCTTCAACGATCACGGTCGAGACGGGCGTGGCTGAGTGGCGAGATGCTGGCGGAAGTTCGATCAAAGCCACTCAGACTACAGCAAACGCACAGCCGGCCTACCAAACGTCTCAAAAGAACGGCAAGAACGCCCTCTACTTCGACGGCACCAACGACAACATGAGCCTTGGCGATATGTCGGCGTCGTTTCCCTCGGCAGCCACGGCGATCTTTGCGTATCAGCCTGATAACAGAAACGAATACTCGCTTTTTACTACCGCACAAAACTCACACTTTTGGGCGTACCCGACCGCAAGAACATACATCGGCACCTTCAAGGGCACCCGACTCAATAACGTCTCTTCGCCACAAATGCCGACCAACAGTGCGGCCGTGGTCGCTATTGTGTCTAGTTCCTCTGCCTATCGCGTCTACATCAACAACACTCTTGCCCATGACGTAGCAGCAGATTTCCTTCCTGGGACTTTTCACCGGATTGCAACCAATGATTTAGGCACCGTCTACAAAGGATGGTTGTACGAAGCCATTTTTTCTTCCTCTGTATTGAGTGCCACGCAACTGTCGTCAGCGTACAAATACCTTCAAACTAAATGGGCGCTGTAATGCGGTACTTTCGCTGCCTGGGTGATGATGCGGCGTATGAGCAGGTGCGTGCGTCTCTTGATGCCGCGTGGGGCCATCCGACACCGAGCGGCCTCACGGTGACGTGCATCGAGCCGGCGGCCACGGCACCACGCGACGGCCAAGGTCGGATCGTCTTGGCAGTGCATGACGAGTTCGCAGAGTTTCCTGCGGCAGCGGCTGTACTTCCCGACCTGCTTGCCAGCGGTGTGGTGGATGAGATCAGCGAGGCGACCTACGCAGCTGCCGTCAGACGGACGCCATAAGCCCATGACCGGCATCGAGCTCACCAACCACCTGCGGCTGCTGTCGGGCTACCACATGGGCACCGATCTGATCGACCGGATCACCGCTGCCGAAAGGTGCCAGCGTCAGCAACGCGAGGCACTCGCTCAGGCGGCCGACGAGATCGAGCGGCTGACGGCTGAGCTCGAGGACGCACGCCGTCTGCAAGGGAATGGCTGCAGCCCTGTAGCCTAGACAGCACTCCCCGGAGAAACGCCGCACATGTCAGACGCATCTATTAGCCGCAAGTGCCGTGACTTTGACATCACGCTGCACACTGCCACCGCTTCGGCCACCACGCTCGATATGCGTGACGTTGCCGGTGCTGTGGTCTCGCTCGGCACCATGAGCACCAACGCCACCACGCTGCAGATGTGGACGGCGTCGAGCCCGACCGCAGCCTTCCGCAGGCTGTACAAGTCTGACGGCAGCGTTGCGGATCTGACACTGGCGGCATCCAGCACCGAAGGCCGGGCGTATAGCCTGCCCGATGAAGTCTTTGGCGTTGAGTACCTGAAGATCGTGTCGGCCAACACAAACAGCACGGGCACCTCGGGCTTCGTGATGTTCAAGAGCTAGGGCATGCCCCAGCGAATCCCGTCGCACAGGCCGCCGCGTCTGCGTACCGCCACCAGGCGAGACGAGAGTGGCAGGCCCAACGCAGCGGCTCGCGGCTACTGCGACAAGTCGCACAGGAGATGGCGGCAGGCTGTGCTGACCAGAGACGCCTGGGCCTGTGTTGATTGCGGGCGAGTCGACTCAGCCAACCACGCCGACCACATCGTGCCCATCGCTCAGGGTGGCGAGCGGTACGACCTGGCCAACGGTGCGTGCCGGTGCTCGGCCTGCCACGCACGCAAGACGCTGAGAGAGACGCGCCAGACAGTTTGACACCGCACGCAGGCTGAACGTCACACAGGAGGTGTGGCGATGGCCTGCAGGAAGTGCGGAAGCGACTGGGTGACGCCAACTGGCAAGGATTGCAACCGTTGCCCTTCGTGCGACAAGCAGCAGCTGTTCCAGGCACGCAAGCAAGGGCGATTGCCTGCCGTCATTGAAAAGACGTGCAGGATTTGCGGCGGCACATTTATCGTCAAGCCAACCAGCCAGCACACAAAGACATGCAGGAGCAAAAAGTGTCAAGCAGTGCTGGCCAGAGAAAAGGCGTTGCGACACAAGGAACGCAAAGCGTTAGGGCTGGCGGAATCGCAGGCACAGCGGCAAGAACGAAAGCAATGCAAAAGAGACGGCTGCCACGCTGCGGTTAAGGACAATAGGCACGACTACTGCAGCCCGACTTGCGCTGGTGCCGAGGCCAGAGAGTACAAGCGGGACTTTATGGGCCTTACCGCTAGCGCACGAAAGGACATCGCACTTGCGTCTTGGTTTGTTGACGACTGGGAGCGAGAGCGGCCTGTATGGGTGTCGTGTGAGGCATGCAAACGATTGATTGAACAAAAGAGTGGTCCTGCTAGAAGGTTTTGTAATGACGCGTGCAGGGCTCGAGCCGAGGGATACAACCACAGGCATAGGTGCAGGCGTTTTGGCGTCGCGTTTGATTCTTCAGTCAAAAGGCATTTAGTCTTGCACCTCGACGATTACGTATGCCAAATATGCTTCCGTAAATGTTTGAATAAGTTTTCGACTGATCCGGCGACTGGAAGCCCTTTGCCTTTGAGCCCAACGATTGACCATATAGTACCTTTGAGCCTTGGCATTAGAGGCCACACTTGGGACAACGTTCAGTGCGCTTGCTTTGAGTGCAACGTGCGAAAGGGAGCACGGATCGATGTGGCTGTGTAACCGGTTGGATGCTAGGCGAAGTGGTGACGCAAGTTGGGCCGCGGGGGGGCACTTGCGATCACAAACTAAAAACCAAACAATAAACCCCACGGTTTCCTCTCGCGTGCGCGGCCGCAAAATCCGGCGGCGTTTTTGGGCTGAGCCATGACCAGAGGCCGAAAGCCGATCCCCGAGGCCGCCAAACGGCTGGCCGGCAACCCAGGCAAGCGAAAGATCCGGCCCGACCTGCCGGCCCCGGCCGGAGCGCCGCCGATGCCGAAGCGGCTGATGGTCGAGCCCTTGGCAGTAGAGAAGTGGGAGGAGTTGGTGCCGATCCTGCTGGGCCTCGGCACGCTCACCCAGGCCGATGGCGAGGCGCTGGCGACTTTATGCGAGGTGTACGCTGCAACGCAGGCGTGCCTGCTCGAGCTGCGAGCCGGCGGGCCGGTGATGCACACGGACTTAGGCGGCGTCAAACCCAACCCGGCCGGTCCCTTGTATCGCGGATTAGTGAGCCTGCAGGCGTCGCTAATGGGCGAGTTTGGCCTGACACCAACCAGCAGGACGCGGCTCGGTGCCAAGGAAGAAAAGCCAACCGACGAAGTCGAAGAGTTCTTCAAGCTCCACGGGGCCTGAGCTCTGCGAAGAAGGCGAGCGGCGGTATCGCCGTGTCGTGCACTTCTTTGAGAACATCCTGCGGCACAGCAAGGGGCAAAACGCCGGCAAGCCGTTCAAGCTCTTGCCGTGGCAGCACCACGTGATGCGTGAGTTGTTCGGCCGGTTGAATCCAGACGGCACGCGAACTCACAGAGTTGGATATATCGAACTGCCGAAAAAGCAGGGCAAGTCCACGACGCTGGCCGGGATCGCCCTGTACATGACGGCTTTCGACTCGGAGCCGGGGGCGGAAGTCTACGGTGCGGCTTGTGACCGCGAGCAGGCTGGCATCATCTACCGCGAGGCGGCGTCAATGGTGCGGGCTTCGCCTGGGTTGTCCAAGCACCTCGAGGTGATCGACAGCCGAAAGACCATCGTGCACAAGGCGAGCAACTCGTTTTACCGTGTGCTCTCGGCCGATGCGTTCCGGGCCGAGGGGCTCAACATTCACGCCCTGCTGTTTGACGAGCTGCACGCCCAGCGGGATCGGCGGCTGTGGGATGCCCTGCGGTATGGCGGCGCTGCCAGGCGATCCCCGCTGCTGTTGTCGATCACTACGGCGGGCTTTGACCGCAAAAGCATCTGCTGGGAGCAGCACGCCTACGCCGAGCGGTGCATTGCCGATCCCACGGTAGACCCGGCTTTCTTTGGGTGCATCTACGCGGCGTCGCCCGAAGACGATTGGAAAGATGAGGCCACGTGGCACAAGGCCAACCCGTCGCTTGGCGAGACGATAACTGTGGAATCGTTCGCGGCCGATGCCCGAGAAGCGGACCAGTCGCCTAGCAAACTCAACGCCTTCCTGCGGTACAGGCTGAACGTCTGGACCACGCAGGACGTGCGGTGGCTGTCGCCCGACAACTGGGCCAAGTGCGGCGGCCCACTGCGTGGCGACCTGGGCCAGCGTGAGTGGTACGCCGGGCTGGACTTGGCGAGCACGACCGACCTGTCGGCCCTGGTGCTTGTGAGCCAGGACGCTGACGGCACCTTCGACGTAGTGCCGTTCTTTTGGGTGCCTGAGCAGAACGCCGCCGAGCGGACGCTGCGGGACAAGGTGGACTACGTCGGCTGGATTCGTGACGGTCACATCAGAGCGACCGATGGCAACGTCACCGACTACGACGTGATCAGGCGTGACATCGTTGAGTTATCCAAGCAATACAACATCCGGCAGATCGGCATTGACCGCTGGAACGCCACGCAGCTGGCCACGCAACTGCAAGGAGAGGGGCTAAACGTCGTAGGTTTTGGGCAGGGATACGGCAGCATGTCGAGCCCTAGCCGCCAGCTTGAAAACGCCGTGCTGTCGGAGCGGCTGCGTCACGCCAGCCATCCGGTGCTTTCGTGGATGGCGGCGAACGTGGCGATTCAGAGTGACCATCAAGGCAACATCAAGCCCAGCAAGGCCAAGAGCACCGAGCGGATTGACGGCATCGTTTCTCTGATCATGGGCCTCGGCCTACACGCCACGGCGACGGCACCGGCACCAGAGCAGTCCTGGGACATTATCTCGCTATGACCGAAAACGCCCTGGCCGACTACCGCATGTACGACTTGCGTGGCATCGACTGGCCCGAGGTTTCGCCGTCTCGCACGCCGTCTGGCATTCGCGTCAACGCCGATAACAGCATGGCGTGCTCAGCCTACACGGCCTGCATCAGGGTCATCTCGGACGCTGTCTCGGCCCTGCCGCTGCACGTCTATGAGCGGGTGCCGAATGGCGGCAAGGCGAAGGCGTCGACCCATCCGGTGTATCGGCTGCTGCACATGCAGCCGAACCCGTGGCAGACGGCCCAGGAGTTTCGGGATTGGATGACCGGCATGTATCTGCACTACGGTGCCAGCTACGCCGAGATTCGCCCAGGTGCTCGAGGTGCGGTCTCGGAGCTGTGGCCGCTGCACAGTTCCCGCATGGAGTGCGAGCGGCTGGAAGACGGCACGGTCCGCTACACGTACCGCGAGCCCAGCGGCCGGCAGACGGTCTACTCGCAGTCCCAGATCTTCTGCCTGCGGTTCACGACCGAGGACGGCATCAAGCCGATCCCGACCTACAAGATTTTCCAAAACGCCATTGGGCTGGCCCAAGCGTTGGAGGCCCACGGGTCCACCTACTTCGGCAACGGTGCCCGGCCAGGCATCGTGCTGGAGTCTGACAATCCGATTCCGGTGGAGGCGGCCGAGCGGCTCCGCGAGCAGTGGGAGCGGATGCACCGTGGGCCGGATCGGGCTTTCCGCACGGCGGTCCTGCCCAACGGCGTCAAGGCTCACGAGCTCAGCGGCAGCAACGAGGCGGCCCAGTTCTTGGAAACTCGGCAGTATCAGGTCATTGAAATCTGCCGGGCGTTCCGTGTGCCGCCACACATGATCCAAGACCTCACCCGCTCGACGTATTCAAATATTGAAGTTCAATCGACGGAATTTGTTCAGCATTGCTTGCTTAGTCATCTGAAGCGGTGGGAAGCCGCCATCAGCCGCGACCTGATCGTGGACGACGAGCGGTACTTTGCCGAGCACAGCGTGAGCGGCCTGCTGCGTGGCGATCACGCGAGCCGCTCGGCCTACTACGTTTCGGCCCTGCAAAATGGCTGGATGACGGTGAACGAGATCCGCGAGCTTGAGAACCTGAACCCTATCGGGCCAGAGGGCGACAAGCACTTCGTTCAGTTGAACATGACCACGTTGGACAAGGTCGGCCAGGAGCCGCCAGCACCAGCCGCTGAGGTGGAAGACACCCCGGCCGATGACACCGAAGACCAGGCCGAAGAGGAGGACGCCGCCGATGGAACTTGAACGCCGCTGCCTGACCGTTGAAGAGGCTCCCGAGTGCGAGCTGGTTCTGGAGACCCGTGCCAGTGGGCGCGAGGCGATCCGGGGCCTGGCGGTGCCCTATAACCGTCTGTCCCTTGATCTCGGCGGCTTTCGGGAACGCGTCCTGCCCGGAGCCTTTGACCGGGTACTGAACCGCCAGCGGGGCAAGGGCGAGATCCTGAGCTACTACAACCACAACAGCGACATGCTGCTGGGCCGCGAGTCGGCCGGCACGCTCGAGATCATTGCCGACGATCGCGGGATCTCGTACATGGTCGAGCCGCCTGACACCTCGGCCGGTCGTGACGTTCTGGCCTTGGTGCGTTCTCGGAACCTGCGGGGCAGCTCGTTCGCGTTCACGGTGTCACAGAAGGGCGAGCGGTTCACGACTGACGAGGGCGGCAAGGCGATCCGCGAGATCGTTGAGGCATCCGGCCTGTACGAGGTTGGCCCCGTGAACGTGCCGGCCTATGGCAGCGCCACCTCGGCCGTCGTGGCCCAGCGGTCCTATGAGGCGTGGCTGGCATCGCAGGCTGCGGCCGTCGAAGCCGATCCCGACGTTGAGCCCGAAGTGAAGAAGGCCGTGCGGTCGCTGGCCCGTGACGCCGCTGCGGCGTGGTCTCTGAGGCTTCGCCGTGTCTGAACCACGCTGCACCTGCGGCGAGCGACTGCGTACCCGTTCAAGTCGCCCGTGCGGTGACGAGCGGCAGCGGTATCTGCGTTGCCCGCGG